AGTTACCTAGTCCATCATCTGCTTCTGCTAATATCTCAGCTTTAGATGTCATCTGGAAAGCAGTTACAATCTCTTTTAGAGTTGCAGTTACTTCGAGAATCTCTGGGTGGTCAGTTTCTGGGAAAGCTCCACCTTCTGCGACTCCTTCGGTTTTTGCATGACGTTCTGTCATTACTCTCCAACCAGATTGGGTCCATGCTTCTTTCTTCAAAAGTTTAAAAACTTCTGACTTAGTATTTAGCTGATTGAAAACCTTAGCTCCAAACATGGTGTTGTATGCACCGCCTAATTCAGATACTACTACGTTATCATCTGCTTTACTAATTCCGTACCTCTTGGATATACCAAGTGTTCCGCCGTAATAGGCGTTTACATATTCTTCAAAACTTATTCCTGCCATATTTAGTTACCTCCTTCTTCTAGTTCAGACCATGACTTAGTTACGTTCATCCAGTCAATAGCTTTTTCTTCTTTAGGAGCTTCAGTGGTAGGTGCTGGGGTTGCTTTTTGTCCCGTGTATACACCAATACCGTGTTTCTTTAATGTTGTGACGGCTTTGTAGAGGTCATCGATGTCGTCCTTTTTCTTAGGTTTCTTTTCGTCCATCATTTTTTCTTCTTCTTCCTCTTCTTCCTCGTCCTCTTCTTCTTCTTCGTGTTCGCCTTTTTCTTCGTCTTCGGCTTTTTCATGGTCCATTTTCTTATCTTCATGGTCCATCTTTTCTTCTTCTTTTTCGCTTAAGTAATTAATTACTTCTTTAAGTTTCATAAGTGTAGCTTCCATGTCCTTTAGGACTGCTTCTTCCTTACCGACTTCTACTGGCTCATCTAATCCAGCGGCAATTTCTACATCCTCTGTTTCGACAATTTCTTCGTCGATAGCTTCAGTATGATTACCACCACAACTGCAATCTGTCATACCTGTTTATGTACAAAAGGGTATATAAGTAAGTAAATATTTCCGGAAACTACTTCTTTCCTTTACCACTCATTAGCCTTGCAATATTTTTAGGAGTCAACATTCTACCTCTTGCTTTACGCCAATATCCTGAACGTTCAAACATTGCTTGTCTAAATTTTAAACCACTACGGTCTTTAACATTACCTGGGTCTTTGCCTCCAGTGCCTGGACCATGTTTGTATGGAGGGTTTGGTTCTCTGTCACCGCCTGCATCTTGATGACCAAACTTACCGTAATCATACCACAAAGCTCCACAGAATCTTTCTGGACTTGCAGCCATAGGTGCACCATAATATGTTTTTAAATTCCTTGCATTTTGTAAACAGTTATTCCATTGTGTCTTAGAAGGATTCTTACCTCCACGAGGTCTTTTACGTTCTTTAGGCTTTTTTTTAGGTGCTTTTATTAAATCAATTATATCATCTAAATGTTCATTGCTTTTCGCTAGTATATCTGACACATTCTTTGCACTCCACATTTTACAAGACCAGTATCTTGCTTTATGTTTTGGGCCTGGATTGTCACAGTTGTGTCTTGCTCTAAAGTTTCTACGCCTTTCTGGGTCATCACGCTTTATATCTAGCTTAGGGTCGCCAAACTTAACTTGTACAATGTTGCCTTTGTCATTTTTTACATACACACCAAACTTTTTGTTCTCACCAGAGAGCCTGCGTGGTTTGTTTAATTCTACTTTCTTACCCTGATACTCTGCTTTAACAATTCTCTCGTCCTTGTGACTTTCTAATACTGAAAACTCAAAGAACTCTACAGCCCCATCATGCGGTTCGTAATCACCCTCCATCAACACTGGACCATCTGTGGTTTGCATCCAATGATAACCTTTAGGTGGTTTTACTTTCATCCTTTTGTCTTCTGCCTTTTTTGTAGACTTGGGATGACCTGCGGGCAATAAATCATAATCCGTGGTGTATTTCGGATTTGCGGGCCTACCTGAGCTTAGTAGTTTTAAAAATGCTTTAACACGACCTAATGCCCACTGGTCTCGGCTACGAACACCAGGGCGGTGACTGGTCGAAAATGCGCCTGCCCCCCTGCGAAACACTGCTTTCAATGCTCCAAGATTAGCCTTTTTCCCTTTAGCGTTACCAACTTTCTCGTTGTGCTTATCGCGATAACCTTCCAATGTTTTAATGTTTGCTTCACTTAATTTTATGCCACCACGCTCTCCACTAGCTGTGCCCTTTGGGTTTCTAGTACTACCTCTTCTTCTTTCACTTGGCTTTGCAGGAGTTTGTGGATGTCGACTTTTTTTTTGAGGTACGCAGTTAGGCGTTTTCTTACCACCCTCATACTTGAATCCTACCATTTCATAACCATCCCAACATGGTTTCTTTTTCAACACTGCTAATATCTCATCTAAATCTTGATTCATTTTACTAAATCTTCTAGCTTGTATTGCTCGTTCTTGATTTACTGCACCTGCTCTTGTCTTGTGACACCCTAGTAACTTTCTATCCTTTTTAGCATAAAGACAATACTCGCCGTTCTTGCGCTCTATTATCTTTTCTACCATGCCTTCTATCTCATCTAGTGTTACTTGCTTTGTCACCTTTACAGGCTCCTCTGCTTTTGCTGCTGCTACCTGTGTAACAGTAGCTTCTGGGTTAGCAGGCTTGTTACCAACCCATGACACGGACCAAAGAGACAACTCGGAGATGTTGTTGTGGCAGACGTCTCCT